ATGAAAACAGATAAAACGCAGTATCTTCAACCGCGGACGGACATTACATTTCGATGTGATGCCTGTCAACACGTCTGGGATGCAGAGCCGGACGAAGTAAAAGAGGATAGCGGATTATCTCATCCTTACCGGTATTTTGCTGATTGTCCGGAGTGTGATTCCCGTTCTCAGCAAATACCCTGGCAGCGCGGTTTATTCTCCAGCTATGTAAAAAGCACTGGCCCTAAAACGCTGGAAGGTAAAGCGGCATCAGCTGCAAACCTTGATGGCCACCCAACGCCTGAAGAGGCAATGCGAACCCGCTTCAATGCGCTAAAGCACGGCGCAGCCGCCAAGCAGGCAATGTACTTTCCGGCTAAACCCGGTAAATACGATGCCTGTAAAACCTGCACGATTGATTTTGAATATTGCGCCAGTCAGGTTGCCTGTGCCCGCCGCACAGAACTGTTTATGCGCCATCTCATTGCGATAGAAACCAATGACCCCAGAGTGCTGCGCGAACATCACGCCATTACTCAGGCCAATCTGGCCACGCTGATGGATGACATGTTGCTCAGCGTGATCAGCAAAGGGGTATTGTTAGAATCTCCAGCTTATGCATTCGATAAAGACGGTAACTTCCATTTAGCGCAGTACATTGATGATGAAACCGGCCAACGCCGCACCATCATGGATGCCAAAGCCAACCCGCTGCTGAAACATATTTTTGATCTGATGAGTAAAAACAACCTGTCGCTTTCTGACCTCGGCATGACACCAAAAGTACAGGAAGAAAACGAAATTCAGATGGGCCGGTTACAGCAGGATGACAAACAGAAGGCTGATTTGCTCAGTTTCCAGGAGTCTCAGGCAAAGAGTCTGGAGAATTTGCAGCAGATGCTGAAGAACTCACAGGATGCACTGAAGAAAGATCCTATCCTAATCGAACACCAGCAAGCGAACGGCGATGGCTGAACGGGTTACAGCCAAAGAGCGGCGCAGACTGCAAAATTTGGCAGAAACGGAAATTCTGCGATACCAACATGACCATGCCCTGTGGCACAAACACGTTCATGATGTGACACTCGACCCCATGCAGGTACTGAAGTGTCTGGAGATGGACAAACACCAGAATACTGTAGACAACAGCTGCCGCCGTACCGGTAAAACAGCAGTGAAAGAAATGTGGATACAGAAGTATCTGGCGTGCAACCCTGATCAGGAACTGGGCATCGTTGCCCCTAAAGAGGCGCAGAGTCTGGTAAACCTCGGGTATCACCTCGACGCAATCCGCCGTTCCGACATTCTCAGTAATTTCATTGAATACCGTAACGGCCGTAAACAGATGAGCGACACGTATTACCGTTTCGCTAACCGCAGTATTGCGCGGGGTTACGGTATCTTCAGCCAGATAGACGGTGGTGACTTAACGATTGCCAGTATTGAGGAAGTGGACGACCTTGATCAGGAGCGTCTGAATTCCCGTTTCTTACTTACCATGGGGTCAACACGCCGGCTGGGTGCGGATGAAGATGCCAAGAATGATCCGATAATCCGGATTACCGGTGTATTCAAAGGTGCATCAGTACTGTCTAATTTGCTTGAAACGAAAAAGTATCATCTTCTGCCTACAGTAGACTGTCATCTGGGAGTCCAGCTGGGCATTCTGAATGGCAAGTTTATCGACGACATGAAAGTGCAACTTTCTCCGGAAGAGTACATTCGCCAGCTGCTCTGCATTAATACATCTTCCACTAACCTTATCTGGGAAAAATACATTCGTGCCGCCATTCAGACCGGTGCAAAAGTGAATGTTGAAATGGTGGTCCCCGAGCCCGGCAGCCGTTACAAAAAACGCGGCCTGCTCAGTTTCGGCTATGATGCCGCCGGTCACGGTGAATCGGCCAACGCATCGAAGCATGCTTTTATCGTGTCAGAACAGGTTGGAAACTACGTTGTGATCCTGTTCGCCAAAACGTGGGCACCCGGTACCGATGACACCGTTGTGAAAAATGACCTGCTGGCGTTCTGGCGTTACTTCCGTCCGGATTACGCTATCGGGGATGCTTACGGACTGGGTATGCTTACCCAGCTGAATCACGACTTATTTGCCGAAGGGCTGACAGATATCAATATCCGTGCAGTGAATGATGGTGAGTCAAACGCCAGTGCGTGGAATGAATGGGCCTTTGCTCCTCTGCGTTTTGAAGGGTCAATGAAACACAACATGGCGCAGGCGCTGCGGGCTATATTTCATCATCTTCATGCAGTGATCCCTTACGTCGACCATTTAAACCCAACCGGACTGGATGCCGAAAGCCTGGCGGTCAGCGATATGCAAACTTTCATTAAGCAGCTGTCGAACATTCGTCCTGAAGAAACAACAAAAAGCTATTCCAGCTACGTTATGGTGCTGAAGAAAATAGGCGATGACTTGTTTGATGCGGCCATGGCCAGCATCTGGGGTCTGGCCACGCGGGGTAACCCCAAGCCGGCCACAGTGGTTGCCACCACTTCACGTACCCGCGACGAACTGCTGGGCACTCAAATGTATATTGCGGGGAATTAACACATGGGCATATTCAGTAAAATTTCTGGCATGCTGGGCCGTCATCCGTCCGGTGATGCGGTGGTATCACCTGAAAATGACCAGGCAAAAGAAAATGACACACGGGGCGGTACCACCGTTGACTCCGGTAATTACCTGCGCCGTATGTACGATGAGTTGTTTATCTCTCCGGAATATAAATCGTCAGTACTGAATATCCGGTTGATGGACAAACAGGATGGCCGTGTAAAGAAAATTCACAAGCGCATGGCCCGCGATGCCACAAAGGGCGGTATTCGTCTGCAGTGGAAAGGTGCAGAGAATAAGCGGATTGCCAAATTGTTCAAGCAGTGGCAAAAGCGGCTGGGGCTGGATAATGCACAAAAACTGCAGTCTGATGCACGGGGTGCAGTCATGGAAGGCCAGCTGGCGCTGCAATGGGTGATTAATAATCGCCGTGAGGTGACACTGGGTTTACGGATGCCGGGTGAAACTATGTATCCGGATACCGATGCCACAGGCCAGTTCAAAAGTACCCGTTCTGCGTATAAGCAACTGGATCCTGTCGGCGGGCATCAGGTCATTGCCGAATTTGCTTTCTGGCAGATTTCTATGGTCCGGCTGGACCCTGATAACTACGATGATTACGGCGCACCTGGCCGCCCGTATCTGGATGCGTCCCGCAAGTCATGGAAGCAGCTCACCATGACAGAAGATGATTTGGTTATCCGCCGCCGCACCCGCGCTCCCCAGCGCTTCAGTCATGTACTGGAAGGTGCCAAGGACGAAGAACTACAGAAATACAAAAATGAACAGGAAGCCGGCAAGGGCTTAATCACTACTGATTTTTATTCGAATTACAAAGGTGGCGTAAACGCACTGGGCGGTGATGCCCAGTTAGATGCCATTGCCGATGTGGTGCATCTGCTTGATACATTCTTTGCCGGTGCACCCGCGCCAAAAGGCCTGTTCGGTTACTCGGAAGGGCTGAACCGTGACATTCTTGAAGACCTGAAAAAAGACTATTTTGAAGAAATAGACGGTCTGCAGGACACATTATCCCAGGCATATTACGAAGGGTTCCGTTTGCAGCTGCTTCTGAACGGGATTAATCCGGATGCCTATGATTTTCAGGTGCAGTTCTCAGAACGTAAAACGGAAACCCGCAATCAGAAAGCGGATCTGGCACTGAAGTATCAGGCCATGGGCGTACCTGACTCGCTCATCTGGGAAACGGCGGGCCTTGAATCAGCAAACGTGATAGACCGCATCAAAGCCCAGAAAGCCAGCAAAGACCCGTACCCCGGCGAACAGGACGATGATGATGGTACCGTCACCAATGACGGTACCAAACAACGTGTCAGTATTACTCCGGGAAATCAGCCCAAAGGGGAATCGGCCACCCATGTGTCAAACTCTTAAGCCACTGGAAGACAGAATTATTATTTCTGACGATGCCAGAGAAAATGATTCCATTATTGAAGTGACAGACAAACGGCCGTCGAACATTGCCACTGTTCTTGCCGTGGGCCCGGGGCGTGTTCTGAAAAACGGCCGCCGTGCTCCGGTGGGGGTAAGCGTGGGTGATAAAATCTTCATCAGCTGCTACGCCGGATACCGCTACGAACTGGACAGCGGCACAGTACGCATTATCCATGAAGCTGATGTGCAGGCGGTGTTATGAGCGAACTGTCACGTAAAAAAGCAACCATCCGCCGCGCTCAGGCCCTCGCTCTGGCGGCTTACTTCGCACTGGACAAAGAAACCCTGTCCGCGCAGCAGGAACACTATGAAAGCAGCTTGTCTGAAATACTCACCGTACTGGCCTTTCATACAGACAGCTCAGGCATTGTGAGGTTACAGCAGTTGCAGGCGCTGCGCCGTGATGTGGAATCGGTACTGGATAACCTTGCCAGATTACAAACCTCGTTACTGAACAGCAGTATTCAGCAGGGTGCGGAAATAGGTACCCGTGCTTTCCAATCGTATAAAACTGTCGAAGCGGCTGTGGATATCAGCCAGCGCACTACACGGTATGTTCAGCAGTTTACCGGCGCTGACGGGCTGCAACTGTCTGATCGTCTCTGGATTGTTAACGACAGCAATAAAACTGCAGTGGTACGCGCTATCAACCGTGCCGTTATTCAGGGGCATTCTGCCAGTGAAGCAGCAGCGCAGCTGATCGCCAGTGGTGAAGTGCCGGCGGCGCAGATGCAAAATAAAGTGCAACAGGGCAGCGAACAAAACATTGGCAATGTACTGAAGGCGCAGGCAAAGGATCCTGACGCGGCTTACTGGCAGGCCAGACGGTTGTTCCGTACTGAAATCAACCGTGCACACGGCATGGCTTATCAGAACAGCCTGGCAGATGATGACGATGTGATCGGCACACGCTTTATGCTCAGCCCCAATCACCCCCGTGTCGATATTTGTGATATGCATGCCACAGTGAACCGGTATGGCCTTGGCCGTGGCGTATATCCTAAAGGAAAAAGCCCGTGGCCGGCACACCCCAATACCTTAAGTTATGAAGAGGCGGTTTTCGAAGACGAAGTGTCAGAGGAAGACCGTTCGGGGAAAGAAGACCGCATCAGCTGGCTGGCTAATCAGCCCGGCAATATTCGGGTGGGCGTGCTGGGCGTGTACAAAAATAACCTGCTGCAGTCCGGTGTACTCAAAGAAACCATGATTAATTCAAAAGTCAGAGCGTTGAAAAAGCGCTTCGGATAACCTTTTGCCCTAACCCTGCTGTTACCCCCTTGCCACACTGCTGACAGGTATTGTTAGAAGAGTGTGGACATGAGCCAACACAACAATCGTCGAATCCAATTGGAAGCACCTGCGGAAACCCGCACGGTGCGCTTTCTTGCCTCTGCAGTCTCGGTGGATGCCGAACGGCAGAGCAGTGTCGTTACGGTTACCCGCACCGGTCAGTTTTTTGACCCCCGGTACGGCCAGTTTGAAATTACCCCCGTGATGCTACAAAGCATGGTGGATAACTTCAATAAAGGCGTATTCGGTCAGGACATCTCAATTGACCGTGCGCACAATCCGGCTGACGGCGCGGCAGGTACCATCACACGCTTATTCCTGGACAGGAACAAACTGCGTGCAGAGGTGGCGTGGACACCCTTTGGTCACGACCTGATCAAGCAAAAAGGGTATCGCTATCTGTCGGCAGAATTCATGGAGAATTTTGTCACCAATGAACACCCGTTCACTGAGCACGGGCCAACCCTGTTGGGTGCTGGCTTAGTTGTTCGTCCCTGTGTCAAAAACCTAGACCGGGTTGAACTCTCTGAAGGCGATGCTGCATTTACCGGCATGCAGCTTATCAGTGAGCAGCTCGCTACCGAACTATCCGAGGAATCAAACGTGAAAGAATTAATCAAATTGTTCACCACTGCGCTGCAGAATAAGAAACTCAGCGAAGCGGCTATTAATAAGTGGGTTGCTACTGCAACAAATGCCCTTGAAACGGTTTCTGATGAAACCCAGCAAAGGCAACTGATGGCACAACTGCAGGAAACGGCGTTATCGCTGGCAGAATCTGCGCCTGAAACGGTACCGGTTATTAATTTGAGTGCGCCATCTGCCGGCTTATCGAAAGATGACGTTGTTGCATTGATGCAGCAAATGAAAACGGAAGAGGCCAAAGCACTCAGCGAAGCGCAGCAGAAGAAAGATGCGAACATTAAACTGTTCAGCGATCACATTACTGCCACCAAAGCGCTGTCTGAAGAAACCAAAGCCAAATTGCTGAAAGCGGCAGACCTTATCACCGGTGATATGACTGAAGGCCAGGTGAAAGCCATGGCAAACCAGCAAATTACCCTGGGTGAAGAACTGGACTCACAAACCAAACTGGCAGGTATGGGCTTTACCGGTGCACATGGCCCGATGGGTTCAGTCATGCTGGCATCCGGTCACAACGCAAATGCAATGAAGCTGGCACAGGATGTCCGTAAACAGTTAAAACTGACATCTGCATTTGCAAACGGGGCAATCCGTTTGTCTGATTCTGTTGACCCGTTCGTGGATAACGTACTGACATTGTTTGATGGTCAGTATAACCAGCAACTGATGCGTGAACACAAAGTGCTCTCCGGCGAAGAAGGCAGCATGAGTGACACATCTTTACCGTATGCCTTCCGCCGTGAAGTAATTCGTGAAGCGCTGCACGACTTAAACATTCTGCAGCTGGTTGCCACTACCACTGACCCGTCTGCCCAGACAACCACCCAGATCCCTTACGAAGAGCGTAAAGCGTTCAATGGCCGTACTGATGGCCTGGTATTTGAACGCGGCGGTATTCCTAAGGCCGGCGTAAGTCAGAAAATGGACACCGCGTACGTGAACGCCATGAAGATTGCGTTCAACGTGTCTAACGAAATGATGCACTTTACCCGCGTTTCCGGTGTGAACTGGGATGCATGGGGCCGCCATGTGGCAACCTGTTCACGTATTCTGCGTGAAATTGTGGTGCGCCGTCTGGCTAACGAAATGCTGCGTATGTCTGACAGCTTCAATGCAGGCACTGTCACCAGCGAGAACATTGCGTCACAACTGGATGGTTCAACCAGCCAGATTAAAACGGCCCAGTTCCCTGTTGTCCGTCCGCATCAGGTTTATGACCTTCAGGGTACGGCAGTGGGTTCTGCTTCTAATCCGCTGGTACTTACTGTTGACGGTGCGAACATTGCGCCATTCGACGGTACCGGTAAGCAGGCAACCGGCACTTACTATGTGATCACTAACGCCAACTTGGGTTACATCACACTGGTTGATGAAACCGGTGCAGCGGTCACACCAAATGCCTCTGCCGCCACGCTCAGCTACAGCTATGCAACCAATGTCAGCAAGTTTGATATTGACCTGCCGTCTGACACCAAGCTGGAAGCGCACTTAAACGGCCTGTTACGTAAAATTGGCAGCCGCAAGGCCACCATGAAAGACGACCGTTACATTACGCCGAACTTCCTGCTGATGAGCAACACCCTGAACGACACCTGCACTAACGCTGACCAGTTCGTGGTGAGCCTGAAGCGTGACGGTGCAGACACCAACAGCATGGGTGACCTTGAAAAAGTGAAAGGCTTGCCATCATGGGCCACTAACGCCCCGGGCATCGACTTAGGCGATGAGCGTATTCTGATGGGTGAGCGCGGAACGTCTCACTACGTAGTAGCCAAAGCATTTGCGATTGGTGAAATGCAGGAAGGGCGCGACCCGGTAACCGGTGAAATGAACGGTACCAAAGAAGCATACGGTGAAGAATACAACGCGATTCATACACCCAAGCCGCTGGCGAACCGTTACACCTCTGTACTGGTTTATTCAGCAACGGGCCGTTAATCCGGTTCACTTACCCCAAAAGGGCAGGCATTTGCCTGCCCTTTTTCATGGAGCGCATTATGCAAAAGCTATTTACCAACAACACTGACAAAATTGTTTTTGAAAGCGGTGTACTTATTCCCCCGGGTGAAAGTCGTCCTGTAACGGTTATTCCCTCTTCATCAAAGAAAAAATTCGACCCTGTTCCCATTTTGGACAGACCTGTAAATGCATTAGAGAATAGTCTGGCTGGTTTAACATTGGACCAGCTTAATCAGGTGAAGGGCGCGGAAGAAAGTGGCGCAAACCGTAAAACGGCCCTGACTCTGATTAGTCAGGAAATCGAAAAACGGGAATATGACGCGGAATTAAGTGATTTCGCCAGAGAACTGTCTTCAGTGACCAATCTGGACGAATTATTACTTGCAGTTGCTGACGATGAAGCCAAGGTAGCCATGGTGGAACAGGAACTACAATCCCGCGCAGAGAAAACTAAAGATGACAATAAGTAGAACCACACTGATTACAGCGGTGACGGATGCTTTGTCGGGCAGCGCTAAGCTGCTCGACTTCACCAGCGACAGCAGTTTTGCCGATACCATGATTGATAACGCACTGGATGCACTGGCGAAGCTGGCCCCTAACACCGGTATCGATACTATTACGTTGCAACCCAATGTGCTGACGTATGCCGCCCCGGCAGATGCCTGGGCATACAAGTCTTCACCGTGGGGGACAGAACAGAATGTAGCGCCGTGGGAATCGGGGTTTGTGTCCAGACTGCCCAACGTGGAAATGAACAACGGCAACCTGTATTTCAGTTTTGCCCCGACCGCCAAAATGCTGGCCAGCCTCGGCAGCAGCTTCACTTATTATTACTACGCCACTTATGCCTACGATGGCACCACCATTACGGTTGAGCCACGCAAACAGGGATTATTGTTACTGCTTTGCCAGATGGAGTGCATGAAAGCGCTGATGATCCGTGAAGCCGGTACACAGGTGACAGCGAAAACATCAAACGGCCGCATTCAGTTCGGCAGCCCGAAAAAGGCTTACGACATTCTGGATAGTGAAGCCAGCGCACTGGCCCGTTCGCTATGAATGAAGTGGTGCTGCAGCTGAACACCCGTGCTCTGCTGAATTATTTGCAGAAGAGCATGGGAGATATCGACGCTACTGCAGCGAAGATATTACGCCGTGGTACCAATGAAGGGGTACGTGAAGCAAAGCGTGCTGCGCCTAAAGCAGAGTCAACGCTGACAAATTCAATAAACGGTAAACAGGTTTCTTTAAGTCATCAGCAAATCGTTGCCGGCGCTCATTACTCAGCGTATGTGGAAAAAGGTACGAAGAAAGGTGGCTGGGTACCGGAACAAACACTGATGGACTGGCTGAATGTAAAGAACATCACACCCGCCGACAGTGAAATGAGCATGGAAGAACTGGTGTACCTGATCCAGACAAAAATTTTCTATCACGGCACACAGGCTCAGCCTTTCATGAAACCAGCAGCAGAACATGTACGAAAAATACTGCCGGCCACTGCAGTTCGTGTTTTGAAAAATGACTTAGATATTCGGAATGCTAAAAGATGAAGCCATCTGACAACCTCAACAAGATAAAAGCCGATCTGCAATCACTGGTACCGACTGCGTATATCACCCGCAGCTATGAAGAACTGAACACCCGCGAAAATGACTCACGCCCGATTTATGCGGTGGTGTCTGCCGGCTTTCCCCGTTTCGGTGACTGGTTGCGCACTAACGACCGCAACCATAAATTTATGATCATCGCCCAGCAATGGGTCAATGACACCGTAACCGGTGAAGAGCGGGAAGAAATGGAATTCGCCATGCTGGATATCATCACCACGCTGGTTCAGCAGGACGGTGTATCCGGCGATGAAACCAATATTGAAATTACTGAAGCCCACACATCCAGACAGATGGATCCTAATCATGCCTGGGTAGTGGCAGAACTGCAATTTAACGACCTGTAAGAATTTGCCCTAACCCTGCTGAACACCTGTTGCGACACTGGCCCAATCAAAAAAGGGGGCCAGTATGCCTGTTATCAAAAATTCCACATCCAAACCGGTACGCAGTGCCGGTGTCGATTTTAAACCCGGTGAAAACAAGTTTGCTGACGGTGCGCTAACACCTGCTCAACTGGCGCAAGTGAATGCTGCGCCGGCACTGGAAATTATTGCGGTACCAGCGGATGAAAAAGCCGCGCTGCCACAGAAATCACAGGAGTCCAAAGCATGAGTGCGACTTTCCAGAAGTACAAAGTAAAACGTCTGCTGCTTACCATGGCCGTGTTTGCGTCCGGTCAGAGCTTAACGGTAGGTGAAGATTACATCGCTGCGGGCCAGACGCCGGTTCATATTCAAACCAAGAATGCCACCCTGACCCTCAATGTCGATACCCTCGACCGCGAACTGGACGATGCCACACTGGGTTATAAGCCTCAGATGCTGGTTGGCCAGCACTTCGAAATCTCTACGGAAATTGAAGTGGCCGGTGCCGGTACCGCAGGCAATGCGCCGGTATATGGCGGCATGTTCAAAACGGCAGCTTTCGGTGAAACGCTGAATGCCGGTACGGATGCCACTTACGAACAGCTGGACGATGATAGCTGGCCGGATGCCACGTTCTACTTTTTCCATGCTGGCCGGAATCACAAATTGCTGGGTGCCCAGGCTAACATCAGTTGGTCGCTGGCGAACGGTGCAGTGCCTACCTATACGCTGACCATCAAAGGCATTTATGGCGGGGTACTGGCGGCAACCATGCCAACACCGTCATTCAATCAGATCACGCCGGTGAAAGTGGGCAGTCAGTACACCACGTTCATGCTGGACGGCACAGAATACGCCATGATCAATTACTCCTGTGACCAGTCGATGGAAGTGAATTACACCGACATTCCGGGCTATGAAGGCATCAGTATTGATGACATCAAGCCGGAAGGCTCTATCGAAATTCTGGCGCCGGAACATGGTGATTTCGATCCGTTTGCGCTGGTTACCAGCGAAGCACAAACATTCATGCCGGTGTCGTGTGTGCACGGCGGTACTGCCGGCAACATCGTCACGTTCTCAAACCCCCAAATTCAAATCCTTGGCGTCAGTTACGGTGAATTTGAAGGTAAACGCACCTTCATTCTGCCCTACGGCGGCATTGGTAAAAACACAGTTACGGTGGCCTGATGAAACTGCAAATAGTCAAAAAAGAAAGTGTGGTATGGCCGGTGACTGTGAATGTTCCGGCTGATGGCGGCGGTACCGAGCAACACAAGTTTTTTGCCCGCTTTAAGCGCCTGTCAGAAGAGGAATTCGACAGCGTGTCAAAAGGCGGTCAGAACCTGCTGCTTAAGAAAGTGGTGATGGAAGTAGGTGACACGGAAAAGGACATGGAAGTCGTCTCCGCTGCTGATCACAAAGAGCTGCTGGCAGACACCAATTATCGCGTTGGCCTTTACAACGCTTACCTGCGGATGGATGCCGGGGTAGAGGAAAAAAACTAACAGAGGCCGCCCTGTTCTGGGTCGGCCCTTCTGTAACCAGCAAGGACAAAGACGAATACATTGCGCAGCTGCGTGACGGCTACGGCATGACAGAGGCGCAAATTAAGGAGCACCTGCAACAAGATGATGACTTTCAGGATCGCACACTTGAACTGCTTCCGGAAAACCAGGCTGCTTTTTATTGGTTTCTGGATGTTGATGACCTCTGGATTTTTTCCGAAGGCATTCGTGTGGCGCTGGATATCCGCGCCGTTCTGGCAGATGCAGAAGCTATCGAACGCCGTTACACCAAACAAGATTACGTGAAGCTGCGGCAACTAAGCCGCCATGTAGTCGCTACTCTGGCAGAGCGATACCGTGAGCAAAAGTGATTTAGACATCATGATCAACCTGCTGGCAAATACCAAAGGTATGCGCAAAGAGTATCAGCAGGCCATTACCGAGCAGGTTGCCCTGAATAAAGAACTGACCCGTGGTCAGTCTGCATCAGCAGGACAGGCTGCGGCATTCACGCTGGTTGAAGCCAGCGTGAAGAAACTGGACAACCATGTTCAGCAGCTGGTGAACCAACAGAACCGGCTGAACAAAGAAATCAATGAATCCCGTCAGCAATCCACCACAGCCACAGCCGGCATTACTCAGTATGAAAATGCTTTGCAGGAAGTGGAACGCGAGCTGCGGCAGGTTATTGCACACCAGAACAACCTGAACAGCACCTTACGCAACACTGAGGTTAGCGGCAGAGCGGCCAGCCGGAATATTAAAGATATTGAAACCAGCAGCCGCGGCTTAGGTGATGCCGTTCGCCCTCTGGCTGGCTATATGGCCGGTGTGTTCGGCGTGTTTGCCGCCACCAACGCTGCCGTGAACATCAAAGACACGCTGGCAGATTACCAGCAGTTCCGTACCCGGCTGCAGTACTTAAGCGAAGATACCCGCGACTACGCAAACAGCATGGCATTTCTGACGACTCTGGCTGAAGAACACGGTAAATCAGTACTTACCATGGGTGAAAGCTACGCGTCACTGGCGGCTCTTCGTAAAGGTGACATCATCGACCAGCAGCAACAGCAGCAGCTGATGACTGGCCTGAGTAACGCACAAAGCGCACTGGGCGTATCGACCGACCAGCTGGGCAACCTGATGTACGGTTTAGGGCAGGCATTGTCCCAGCCTAATATTCAGGCTCAGGAATTTAATCAGGTCATGGAACCGTTACCGGGCCTGATGCAGGCGATGACCCGTGCGGCCGGACTGCAAGGGCAAACATATCGGGATCTGGTACTGGCCGGTAAAGTGACCAGCGCCATGTTCCGTGACGACTTGATTAAAGCGCTGGGTGAGTATGACGGCGCGGCCAAAGCGAATATCAACAATATTACCGCACAGGAAAACGCCCTTGAGAACCTGCGCGTTCAGACCATCGCTGCCTTTGAAGAGCCCATAAACAACGTATACGGCACGCTGCTTGAAACCACGGCAGATGCAATGACATTTGTTCGGGACAATGCAGAAACACTCACCTCTGCAATCGAAACACTGACAACCGTGGGCCTGATCCGGGGCGTGGCTGCTGTTACCAATTACACGACAAGTCTGGGTAAAGAAGCTATTGCGAAAAACGCCAGCGCACAGGCTACGTTAATCGCAGCCAAACGGCAGCATGAGTACAACCTTTCTGTACAGGCAGGCGCTCAGCGCTCACTGGCAGTAGCCACATCTGATACAGCCAGAGCTGCAGCACTGACACGCCTGGCAAAAGCTAATCAGGCGGTGGTGGCCAGCCAGACGGCAGTGAATGTGGCCACAGCGCAATACGCAGTGGTTGGCAGAGCTGCTACAGCAGTAGCCCGCGGACTATGGGCCGCTATTGGCGGTATTCCGGGACTTATTCTGCTGGGGGCTTACGCGGTATATGAATTTGCCAGCAGCACTGATGAAGCCACATCCAAAACCGGTGACTTAAAAACAGAAACTAAGGATTTAGCATCAGAGATTAACGACCTGATAGCCAAATATAAGCAGCTGGATGATGCCGGCAAAAATATCGAACTGAAGAAACTGGATGCGCAGGAACTCTCTGCGCGTCAGAAAGTACTCGAGTTAGAAAACAAAATTCGTGAAACACGGGATAAGTATTACCAGCCTGGTACCGTCCGGTATCAGGAACCGGCTGAACTGGTTGCTTTGAGAAAGTCACAGGCCGAATTTCAAAAACTTGCCGACGACACGGCAAAGAAAAAAGCAGAACTGTTCAATATTGATTTATCCAGTGTCCAGTGGGTGAAACCAGACCCTGTTGTTGAAGTAAACAGTGAGCTGGAGAAGTTGCTGGCTAATCTGGAAAAACAACGTGCTCTGTATGGCGAAACGAGCGAAGCGGCAAAAGTTGCTTATGAAACCACCTATGGTTCATTAAAAAGCTTAACAGCAGAAGAGAAAGCACAGCTTATTCTGGCCGCATCAAAACTTGATGCGAAAAAAGCTGAAGCAGATGCCAATCGCACTCTGCAGGCGGAAGTAGACAAACTGCTTGAGAAACACCACGAAGAATTGGAACTTTACGGCGATACCAGCCGGGAAGCACAGGTGCGTTACGACATCGAATACGGTGCTTTGAAGAACGTAAACGATGAGCTGAAGAAAAAACTGATCCTGCAGGCGCAGGAACTGGACAACCTCGCAGAAGCAAAAACGATGCAAAGCAAGGTTGAACGTATTGCCGCCGCCACGCAAACCCCGACCCAGCGTGAGAACAGTACTTATCAGGAAAACATTATCACGCTGGAAACCTACCGTGATTCTCTGCCGGAAACAGACCTGACCAAACGACAGGAAATAAACCAGCTGATTGAAGCAGAGCAACGCCGGCATGATCAGGTTCTCCGTGAAATTGAAGACAGCCGGAAAACTGACTTCGACATGATGTGGCAGGAATCTTTCGATCGCTTCGCAGCCGGTGTCGGGCAGGCAACAGTTTCTGCACTTGATGACTCTGAGAATTTAGGTGATGGCCTGAAGAATGTCATTACTGCGGTGGGTAAACAGTCTCTGGCCACACTGGTTGAAATAGGTGTGAAAGAGGCAGGGAATTTCGCTATGCGGGCCTTGCTACGTAAAAGCGATCTGGCTGACGATGCAGCCACGCAAACAGCAGGTAATGCCCTTGCAGTGACTACGGGGGTTACCACCGCTGCCGCGCTGACGGCAGCATGGACTCCCGCTGCTGCAATGGTATCGCTGGCAACAATGGGAGCCAATGCCGCTGCCGCCAGTGCCGGTATTACCAGCACTATGGCATTAACAAAAGGGTTGGGTTACGCAGGCATGTTCGACAATGGTGGCCGCATTCCTGCCGGCCAGTTCGGTATCGCCGGTGAGTTTGGTCCGGAAATCGTCAGGGGCCCTGCGTATGTTACCAGCCGCAAAGATACCGCTTCTATGCTCAGTTCTGCGCAGTCGCAAACCAGCGCGGGCAGCACAGTCGTTAATTATACAGATAACTCCGTTACCAACATTTCCGGCGGCAACACTGATGAAGTTGTTGAGAAAGTACGCCCCATGCTTAAAGCACAGAAAGAAGAAACATTAGCTGAAGTCGGTATGCAACTTAAGCGCGGCCGTGGTGTTGTGTATGACGGACTGAGGGCTTCACGATGAGCAGTATTCCGGTTTTTCCCCGCCATATTTTGCCGGGTTCCCTCAAATTTCGCATTCAGCCTAACAGCCATGTGACAACCGGCCCCAACAGAATGAGTGAAGTGTGGGTACGCCCCGGAGCAATCTGGACGTTCTCGGCTACATTCACCAAAATTCGCTATACACCGGCCCGTGAGCTGGACACATTCATAGACAACCTCGACGGTTCAGCCGGCCAGTTCATGATGTGGGATTCCACGCACCGTCAACTGGGCGAGTGGGGCGGCACACCGGTGGTAAATGGAAACAATCAGTCCGGTACCGTGCTGACCATTCGCAATGCTGAGCCAAACAGCCTGATTGCCCCTGCCGGTGACCGTTTTCAACTGGATAACTATCTGTACAAACTGATGGAAGATGCGGTTGCAGACAGCAGCGGTAATTGCACACTGCGGTTCAGGCCGCAGCTGTTTACTGAGCCGACAGACGGCACAAGCCTTATCGTCACCGACCCCATGTGCAAAATGATGCTGCCGGATAACGCGCAGGGTCCGAATTTCGCCAGCCGCAAACTCATCCTGACTGATTTCACCATCAGCGGTTACACGAGTTTACGCCGATGAGTACCCGTGTTCTTGATCCGCAAATGGAAAGCCTGCTGGAAGGCGAAGAGAAAAAAGCCTGCCTGATGGGTTCGATTGTCTGGCCGTCCGGTGTGGTCCGCTTTCACAACGGCATAGGCACTCTGCGCTGGGATGGTGAAGCATGGTACGGCGTAGGCGAATGGGGAAACATCGACAATATCCGTGAAGGTACGCCGGGCGCCATGACACTGAATCTGCGAACGGCTGATGCCGCACAGGTGGAAGAGGCATTGCGGGAAGATGCCGGCGGCGGCGAAGTGCGCATTTATCTCGGTGCGTTTAACGACGATTTTCAACTGGCCGCTGTGCAGCTGATGTACATCGGCGAAGTAAACCGTACCCCGGTGAAGTACACAGCGCCCCCTACCATTTCTGTTGAAGTTGTCAGTATTTCCAGCCGCTGGAACATGCCCAAGCGGTACACCAATTACAACTCTGCATCACAACGCGCCCGTCATCCGCAGGACAGCTTTTTTGATGATGTGGAAAACGTAGCGAAGGGCCCGCTTTCTTCTTACAGCGGCAGCAACACTATCACTACCGGACGTTCATCTGCAGGGGGGCGCAGCAGCGCTGGCGGTGGCGGCGGATCAGGACTTGCGAAAAAATGAAGAGACTCACTACCTGGACACAGCAACTTACGCAATTTATTACCGGCAAAAAGCATCAGCCCTTTGAATGGGGTGTCAATGACTGCTGTTTGTTTGCCGCTGATGCAGTACTGGCCATCACGGGAGAGGATCCAGCCATTCAGTTCCGGAACCGTTACAGCACCCGCCTCGGCGCGGCCCGTGTGCTTAAAAATGAAGGACACGACAACATAGAAAGCGCGATTACGGCGATGCTGGGCGAACCGGTACCGAGACTCAGTGTGCGCCGTGGCGATGTGGTACTGGTGGATCTTAACGGCGATATGACCGCCGGCATTATGTTTGGTCAGGTGCTGGCTCCTGGTGAGCAGGGTATTGCTACCGTGTCACCGCTGGATATCACTACGGTCTGGAGGGTTGGCTGATGCCTACGGTCATTATTGGTGTAGCGGCAGCCATCGCTGCAAGTGCAGTTGTTACCTCTGTAGTGTATGCCATTGCCATCGGGGTTGCTGTAGCCGTAGCTGCGAATTCCATGATTCCCGATATACCGTCTTCAATGGGCGGCGTGGATACATCTAACCAGAACCTGCGCACAGAAAGTAACCCGCCACGACTGATGATTGTCGGCGAGGCGGTGACCAGCGGCCCTATCACGAAATATGAAAAGCTCATCGTTAACGAAACCGAGTTTCACCTGTTCGTTACCCCGCTGGCCGACCATCCCTGTGAAAGTGTTGAGTTGTACCAACTGGACGGAGTGGAACGCACCAGCTGGATTGGCTCCGGTTACCGGCTGATTTACGAACTGGGCAATCAAACTGAGCCGAATACCATTCTGTCGCAGGAAATGGTCACTGTTGATGAAAACTTTGTCGGCTTCGGGATCACCTATGTGTATCACCGCTACGAAATAAACCCCGACATTTTCCCCAACGGTGTGCAGGACGTTAAATTCAAAGTAAAAGGCATTGCGGTTTATGATCCCCGCAAAGATTCCACCGTTGGCGGTAGCGGTACCCATCGTGCAAACGACGAAACCACATGGGAATGGAGCGACAATGCAGCGCTGGTTAACCTGCACTGGAAGCGTTTCGGTGGCGATTACGAAATTCCGGTGGAAATGTTCGATATCCAGAATCTGGCATACGAAGCGGGTTTGTGTGACGAGGAAGTCACCTTCACTGATGCACAGGGCACTGAACACACAGAGAAGCGCTGGACGTGTAACGGTATTATCGACCTGAACCAGGGCCAGCGTCTGGTTGAAGAGGAACTGCTGAAAAGTTGTGGTGGCCGCTGGGTTGAAGCCGGCGGTAAATTCTGGCTGCTGACAGCTGCTTATCGTGGCCCTGCCACAGTAACGCTCACAGATGACGACCTGAAAGACGACATCAGCCGCGAACCGTACACCGCCATGGAAGATCGCTGTAATGCGGTAACGGCAACGTTCATTAATCCTAAGGCGTTTTATCAGCAGACAACCTGTACCGAAATTAGCAGCACGTATTATGAAACCGTGCGTGATAAGCGCTATTTGCTGCATAAGCGTGAGCTGGGTTACACAAACTCTGACACAATGTGCCAGCGCCTGAACCGTATCTTCATGGAGCAGGTCGGGGCAGGTGACACCCTGAAAATTGTGGTCGGCTGGCGCGGAATTAAATGTCCGCCCGGCACTGTGGTATCGCCGGATTTCAAGGAAGCCGGAATCAGTGGCAAGGAATATGAGGTTATTGATTACGACCTCGACCCGAACGAATTTCTGTGGACACTGACACTGAAAGAAACCGGTGCAGCACTGTATGACGATTCCGTTATTCCGGCAGAAAAAGACTTACTGCCCAATACCACAATCGACAACACGCTGATTTCTGAACCGTACAATGTCCAGTACACAGAAACCCCCGCTGACAGTTTCCGGCAGGGTGTATTGACTTGGCAACATGAAACCCCGTTAAGCCTGCGCCGGTTCTCTGTGGAAATCACCCGTGTTCCGGACGATGGCTTCAGCCGCAAGTACTACCCGACAGACCCGGAGCAGAATATAACCAACCTGCCAATTGGCACGTATCAGGTAGCTGTGCGGGCGCAAAACCGGTTTGAGAAAAGCAGCGACCCGGTTTACAGAACGTTTGCAGTTAACAGCACTGCCACACCATCCGGTGTAACCACACAGGTTCTGACCGGTAAGGTCATTGTGACCGGCCCGCCACTTCCGCACGATGGTGCTACGTATGACTGGCGGTATGCCTTCGATGGCGTGTGGGGTTCGTCGTACGATGGTGGCCGCAATGTTTCTCTGACCATCACCAATACGCCGCAGGGCGGCACTGTCACAGTGTGGTACAGGCTTATCGACGGTGAACGGGCCGACCCGAACTGGACCAGCTTTCAGATTGGCGGGTTGCTGAGCGAAACCATTTACACATGGATCCGCTACGCAGATGACGAGCAGGGGAACGGCATTTCCGCTGACCCGACCAATAAGCAGTACATCGGCTTTGCCTATAACAAACCGGTACCGACCCCATCTGAAACCCCGACAGATTACACGTGGGGTTTGATGACAACGCAGGGTATTCCGGGAGACCCCGGCGCGGACGGTGTAACCACATACACGTGGATCCGCTATGCAGACAATGCCGCCGGCACTATCGGATTCAGTAATACACCACTGGGCACGACACAGTACATAGGTATTGCGCACAACAAAACCACTGCAACGGAATCGACAGACCCTGAAGATTATGTGTGGGCACACTTTAAAGGTGATCCCGGTCCTCAAGGTGTGGCCGGTGCCCCCGGTGCTGATGGACAAACTACCTACACATGGATTAAGTACGCAGATAATGCCAGTGGTGGCGGGCTAAGCAATGACCCTACCGGCAAAGCGTACATAGGCTTTGCGTACAATAAAAACACGCCGTCTGAATCATCGAACGCCGCAGATTACACATGGGCGAAAGTGAAAGGCGATCAGGGCGATACCGGTGTGGCCGGTGCACCTGGTGCTGACGGCCAAACCACTTACACGTGGATTAAATACAGCGCCAATGCTGACGGAACCGGTCTGACCGACGACCCGCAAAGCAACACGGCTTATATTGGTATCGCCGTGAATAAACTGGTTGCCGCAGAGTCCAGTAATAAAGCCGATTACGTATGGTCAAAGTGGAAAGGTGATCAGGGTCCGCAGGGTGTGCCGGGTGCTCCGGGTGCCGATGGCCAGACGACTTATACATGGATTAAATATGCTGATGATGCTAGCGGTACCGGATTAAGCAATGACCCGTCCGGTAAAGAATTCATCGGATTTGCCTACAACAAAACCACGCAAACTGAATCAACGTCACCCGGGGATTATGTCTGGTCGCGTATGACCGGTCAGGGTGTGCCAGGCGCTCCGGGTGCCGATGGCCAGACGACTTATACATGGATTAAGTATGCTGCCAATTCAGATGGCACATCCGGCTTTAATGACGCCCCGCAGTCCAATACAACGCACATCGGTATCGCCGTTAATAAAACCACTGCCAGCGAATCTACCAATCCGGCAGATTATGTCTGGTCTCGGTTCAAAGGTGATACAGGCCCGCAAGGTAATACGGGTGCGAAAGGGGATACAGGTTCACCTGGCGCAGACGGACAGGACGGCGTAGCTGCGCCGAACGTCATTCCGACAAGAGGGTTGATATGGCATTTCCGGAACAGCAATAACGGCGGCTGGGTGCCTTATAATTCAAGCTTCGGCTACGGAGTCGACACATTAATCGTAAACGGAACATCCAGCTCTCCCTACATCGTAAGGAATTCAATAGGGCCTTTTGCAGGCCGCGACAGCTATGCAATAGTAGTTAAAGTGCGCTGTCTGGATACGGATATATCCAGTACAACAGCAAGGCTATATTACACCCGCTCCGGCGACACTGGTTACACGTCAGACAGGCGCAAATTTATTACTCAGAAATATGTTCAGAACGAATACACTTACCTGATTTTTGACATGCGCGATGATGCCACATTCACTGCTGCCGATATCATCGGACTGCGTGTTGACCCCGGCAGCGGTGAACACGACTGGGAATTTGATCAGATATGGGTTGGTTACACCGGCGCCGCTGACGAAACAGATTACGAAGACAGCCGTATCAGCAATGATGCTCTGCAAGCCGGTACTGTTCTGTATTACAACGACCAGCGCAGCTCTTCAGTAGGCTGGAGCGATGGCAGTCAGAATAGTGGCGGTAACGCATATTCTGTGACATCCAGCTACACCGGTGATGCCTATGTTCATGTTTTATCTGCCGACTCAGAAGGCGGGCATTTCATATCAATGAATGGTATTCAGGCCGGTAACGGACTTTCCGGCGCAGACGATGAACTGCGCTGGTATACACGTAAAGTGGCTGTGACTGCGGGTAGTAACACACTCAGACTATACCGGTTGAACTCGGATGGCGGTTCATTCTATGCCGTGGTAGTTACTAACACCCAGATATTCGATCCTGAAGCGTTTTTGTCATCACGTGATGCCTATCTAAACAACCGGATCGGCGCTGTACGACCCGACAGTTACTACAAAAATTCCAACACAACTAAGAGCGATGTTGGTTTACCCAATGTTGATAACGTATCGCAGTCGACAATTATTGCAGGTGCGAACGCAGCTGCGCTTCAAAATGAATTATTGCGCAATCCATCGGGGCTGGGTGTTAACTTCTTTCCGGCCATGTATGTAAATCCGCTTGATGGAGTGCCGTTCGGGAGTAAAAGCGGCACAGCAACAGTAGGTAGCACAACATACAACTACGATCAGCCATCCGGCGGTTCTGTACTCAGTATCGACGCCTATGGCAGTGACGCATGGGTGAATTTGTCTGTTTCAGGCTACAACATAAAAATACCGGCTGGAAAAAAATGGATAGTGAGTGCGTGGATTAGTAATCGTTCTGCCACCGAGGGGTCAAGGAATGGTCAATTCTATTTCGGTCACCCTAATGATTCAGGCGGCACGTCACACATGGCAGGGTCGTTTCAGTTAAAAGACGATTCTAACTACCAGTGGCATCGCTATTCTGCGGTTATCGATATGACCAGCTCAACAAATGGCCGCAATGATGCGAAGGAGGTGTATTTCCGCATCGACAACGATGCAGGGTCTGGAACAAAATGGCGCTTCGACCAGATTATGATTGAAATCGCAAAGGACGGAGATACTGACTTTATTCCGAGCCCTTATACGCTGCCGCCGGGAATGCCTGTCCTATCATCCCGAAACCTGCCCACTGCCACATCAATGGGTTATGCGGCGGTAACCACAACTGTCAACCTTTCAAGCAGCGTGGATAGTGGTAATTCATCAAAAGCCCGGATTGATATTTCTGCGCACTCAGTGAATGCCAGTGGCGGCAGCATCAGCTACAACTCAGGTTCGATATCTAACCTGTCGCAGGGCACTTATCACTACGTCTATTGTGATGACCCTTACGGCGTGGGCGGTAATGTGTCGTACAGCGCGACCACATCAACAGCGAATCTTGCACAGGATGGGCGTTATGTACTGGGCCGCATCAAAACATATTCAACAGGCGGTGGTACAACAGCGCCTGATATGGGGGATTGTCCGCATGCTGATACATGGCTGACCGACACCCTGCAGGCGAAAGATGTTCAGGTAGGTGATGTGATTGATGCTGCTGTCGATGGCAAGCCGCAAAAGGGTGTTGTCATTGCGGTAAAAGCGGAAGTTGAGGACTGCGTAACGCTCACTACCGAGTCAGGTAACACAAAAACCGTATCCCTGCTGACGCCTGTTGATATGCGCTATGGCAACTCTTTGCTGGCTGTGAATATCAGATTAGGCGATGAAATGCTGGCAGAACAGCCGGATGGTTCTCTGGTATGGGAGCAGGTGATATCAAAAGTGATTATCCCGCAACAGCCGGTAATGCACATATCTCTGGGCGGCAAGAACTTTCTGGGCGGTGCAGACCCGTCACGCCGCCTGGTAACTCACAACTTAAACAAACCTTAGGAACGAACATGTCAGATTTACAATGGCAGGCTGTATCGAAAACCGGTTATGCATGGGCAAACACCGGTGACCGGCTGATTCAGATTTTAAACGGTGCCAGTGCCAACGAACTGGTACGTGTGATAGTGCTTGAGAAACCGACCGATGATGATTTGGACGGTGATATTGACCACATCCACACCCTGGTCACCGCATCTATTGTCGACGAGCTCACCGGCGAACCCGTGGTAATTAATAATGCACCTGTGCAGGTAAACTTTAACGCCAGCGTGAATCTGGATGAAATGGAAGATGCAGACGCTGAAGTCCCCGTGTTCGTAGCCAGTGCAGTCGAAGATGCGGTTTACAAAGCGCTGCGCCGAAAACAAACGCTGATTGCCAAGAATGCAATTTAATATATTGCCCTAACCCTGCCACACACCGCCCGCCAGAATAAGTAAACTCTGGCGGGTACTACGCCCGCCGCGGTCAGGACAAACTGACGAAAAACGCGGGGGCGCGGATGTCATACAAAACTCACATATCAAAAAGTGGACGGGCTGTAGAGATACAGACCGTGATGTCTGTCGTTGTGAATGCAGTAGACGGACAGCCGCTGACGATTCAGCAACTGAACATCCGCACTCCGGGCAGACCACTGCCACGGGATTTCACCTGCTCTGCAACTGTCGTTAGCGACCAGGCTTATGTCTGTCTCGGTGCCGGGCACACAAAAAAAGCTAACCCCCGGGAAATATACCGCGCTATCGATGAAGCGCTGGCGCAGCTAGGTGTTACAAAAATCATTTACGACCACGAAGGTAAAAGCGTAAAGCGCAACGTTCGTGGTGCGAACAAACTATCAGTGCCGCCGGTCAGCGCGGTTGTGTAGGAAGGAATTACCATGCCCTCAGCTCAGAAAATACAGCGGTCGACGGCCCAGATTAACGCGATAAACGAAACTGCAACAGTCGTTAAACAGACCCTCGCTGATGCCATAGCGGCATGCTTGGCAGGTGATGTGGCGGTGGGTAATAGTGTTGAATGGCGTGAATATCATGCTAATACTGGGGTTGGCGGGAATACTGGGCCTCTTATAGATGCTGGCAGCCCCGAAAACAGGCCGGATGAAATGCCTGGCTACATTTCGTGGGTTGGCGATCAAGGGCTATACATTGAAAGCCTATTTCCCAGCGGCGCAGTTATGCCGGAGCATTTTGGTTGGGTTCAGGCTACGGGCAACACGTATTTAGTAGATGATTCAGAATTCCTTAACAACGCGGATTTTGTCGCACGAACGCTTAATAAATCCTGTGACTTTGGTGACTTCAATCGAAATTACTATCTACTTAATCCATTTTTATTCAATAACGGCACAACAATAAAGGCCAATGGTGCTAAATTCTGGCGAAACCCAATGTTTAACGGGGGCGGCGAAGCGCTAGGGGCAACGTTTAGAAATGAAAATCAGGTGCTCGGCAATACGCAGATGACAATGCTTGGATTTTTTCGGTTTGCCGATTTGAACGATGGCACATCAGGAAAGACCCGCCCAGGCAAGCATATTGGGCTGGATGGTACTGGCTGTGATGGCTTTAGTTACGAAAAAGTGCAATTCGACGAATCCCATACGTTTAGCACTTCAATATCGTGCAACAACGTCACGTTGATGAATACGATCCTAAACCACCAGGATGGGGCGGCGGGTGGTGACGACGGTATTCATATACGCGGTGGTAAGCGTGGTTATATTGGCACAGTAACCGGCGTATCTGGTGATGACTGTGTTGCATTCACAGATGAAGGGGATGGGCGTGGCGCGGATATAGAGGATTGGACTGTCTCTTCTATTAACGCGGATTCCCGTTCTGCTGCGCTTTTTAAAGTGTGGATAGACCCTGCGGGCACTCATAGTATAAAAAATATCGAGGTACTGAATATTTCTGGCAAAGCTGGGTATAACGGGAAAGGTATCAAATTAGAAAACGCTACTGCGGATCGTACGTTAATGTCCGGAATATCGTTTAAGGGGCGGAAGCTGGATTGTTCACAAGTTACGGATAATGGCATTGCAGTTATTAACGGGGAGTCCATTTCATTTGGTGGATTCAGGATAACAGAATCTTTAGCCGCAGCCGTGCGGATCACAGATTGCTATGATGTGCAGATGGATAACGTCTACATCCGAGACTGCAAACACGATAGAAACGTGCATGTAGAGAATAGTCAGAATATACGCATAAATAAAGGAACGGACTACAACGCCCGAGGGTGTGGGATTATCGCATTTGAGTCTACAAACGTTACCGTAGACGGTAGAACCCTCCGAGCATTCGGCTCTGCTGCGTATCGGGCTTGGTATTCCGGCAACGCCGTTGCTGTGGGTGAGCGTAGACTCAGCAGTGGGAAGGCTTACGAGGCGTCTACAGCTGGAACTACTGGGGCAACTGCTCCAACGCATACCAGCGGTACTGTCTCCGATGGCGGTGTAAACTGGTTGTATCTGGGGACTGCAACTAACTGGGGCGCAGGCTCGGTTAAATCTATCGGGGATATAGTAGTACGAAATGGGCGCATCTACAGCGCAGCGACTTCTGGCACTACTGGGGCAACTGCTCCAACTCACAAAACGGGCACAGCATCAGATGGCGGTGTTGATTGGTCGTTTGTAGATTTATACGCAGGGGTTAGTCTGCGGAGTGCTACGCGCAGCAAGGTTATAAACTGCGACATCGAAAACGGCGCATCCACTTCCGTTGAGGAACGCTGGTCAGCAGTTAAAAACTCCATCGTTAATAACTCCATTCCATTGGGCGAGGTCTTAACAGTTAGCGCAGGCACCGTTAATAGGGATAATGTCGCATGATCTACCCCCTAAAGAAAACCCAGAAACTCACAGTCAACGTTAGCTATCCCCACGTTGGCATCATCACATATGCTGACGATACAACGCTAATGTATGCCGCCAGCAACGAACCTAGCGGGCCGGTCGCGGTCGCGTATGATGATAACTGGATGCAGTCGGAAAGCGGTTCTGTGTTTTTTAGCAATGAAGACACACTGATGCGCAATGACTCAACGCCGGTAGAGGTGCTGACCGGCATTACTATCAATGCGACATCAACAACGTTCAGTAATATGCCAAAGGGCATTAAATCTATCCAGATGGATGCCGCGTTGCTCGACTTCACGCTGGCCGGTATCAGTGCAATTGAATCGGCATCCGGACGCAGTCTGGCGCTGGCAGGGTTTGCGAATGAGGCGGAAGCGTTTACAGACCCGAACGTTACATATATGGCGCTGCGGGAAGCGATGGAGCAGTGCCGGTTCACCATGTCCACAGACACTGACATTATGATTCTGGAGGGGCGTTCGAACCGTCAGGCCTTATCGTGGACACCGAATAAAACTGCAAACCTGCCGCTGCTGGATGGCAAGCTGGACACTTCAGATCCCCGTTTCGAGAGATTTGAAATCATCAGCGGTGAAGATTCTATGATTTCCTCTGCAGACGATTCACGCATGCGAAGAGGTAACCAGCTGGTCGCTGAACTGGGCAGCCTGAAGGTTGATTCTTTGTCAGGTGTCGAAATCTCCGTAGTGGCGTTTATTTACGGTGATGAAAAAGGCATTGTTCTTACCACATCAGAGAAAGTGGCGCTGGCAAAGGCGTCAGTCGTGAAAAGGCGGTACCGTGGCTCTGTGATGTAGCACATTGCCCTAACCCTGCATCATCAATTATCACACGATACCCGAAACTAATTCGGGTATTGCTTCATGCCAAATTCAGACAACAATCAATCGCCGTTCGAACATGGATGGCTTTATCACAACATCGGCACGTTAGTACTGGCCCTGATGATGTTTCTGATGAATTTCGTGTTCAACGACATGCAAAGTAACGATTCACAGCTGAATACCGAAGTGAAGAACCTGAACATTCAGGTGGCTGAACTGAAAGCGGTAATAACGCCGGTGATCACCAGTTTCAATCTGGCCAACCAGAAACGCTATACCAGCGACGATGCCGCCCGCGACCAGGCACGGTGGCAGCAGCAGATTGACGAAATGAAGAAAGAACTGCGCGAGAACAAAACCACTGTTCAGCAAATCAACGACCGGTTGTTTCGTGTCGAGGCAAAGTTTTGAAACTCTGGTTAAACCGTCTGAGTACGGACAATCAGGGCACACCGGGTCATCTTTTCCTGGGGCCATGGACGGCCCATACTTTGGAATTACCGTGGCGCGATAATCAACCGAATATTAGTTGCATCCCTGCAGGTGAATACCCCATCCGGTTAGTTAAAACCCGCAAACCCATTGGCGGTCGATCGCATTTGTACCTGATTGAAAATGTACCGGGCAGAACAAGTATTTTATTTCACGCCGGCACATTCGCCGGCAATAAAGACGAAGGTTTTAAAACCTCTGTGCTGGGCTGTGTTCTCACAGGCTACCGCACAGGCAGTTATCAGAATCAACGCGCCATTTTCGATACCCGCCGCGCCGTGGGAGACATGCTGGCGATACTGGGCGGCAAGCCCTCAACGCTTATCATCACGAACGGCTGGGAGAAAACACATGATTGAATGGTTAGGCGATACACTAATGGCTGTCGTCACAGGCGGCGCCACAGGCATTCTGGGCAGTGCCGTGCAAAGTTATTCCAACTATAAGAACAAGCAGTTGGAGGCAGAGCAGGAGAATCGCCGGCTGGAACACGATGCGAAGATGGTGCAGCTGGAGTCTCAGGCGCAAATCAACATCAGTCAGCAGGAAGCGGCAGCGCAGGCAGAGCAGAGTGCGTTTGTGATGCAAACGGCCAGCTACGGCCACGATGCACGAAGCTATATGCCGGATACCGGTGCGCCGGCATGGATTATTGCCGCGCTGGGTGTGGTTGATGTACTCAGGGGGCTGATACGTCCGGGCCTGACGGCTTATTTTGCGGTGGCTGTGTCGTTTATCTTATTCGAGGCAAACGGCCTGTTGTCTGATATCGACGGGATCACGGCAACAGAACGGCTGGCCACCACAACCAATATCTGGGCCACACTGCTCTATGTGGCCACAACTATCTTTTTCTGGTGGTTTGGTCAGCGCCCGCCTAAACGAAATTAATTGATATTGGCTAACAGGGCGAAATGGATGTCGTCTTTAGTCAGCTGGTCCGGAGTTTTACCGCTTTCTTCCAGCATGGCGAGTGTTTCGAGTTTAGTCTCTTTGTCGAGTTTGGATTGCAGATCATGTTCTGCAGCGACATCCAACATCAGGTAAATGACATCTGTTTTCTGTTTGGCCGTGAATGCTTTGATTTTCTCGGCCATTGCGGAAAACGAAACAGAAGATTTCCCTTGTTTCATTTCACCAATAATAAGGCCTTTGTCCGATTGGAAAGCGAAATCTACACCTTCTGTTTTTTCATTTTTCTGAATAATCCCTTTCTTATCCTCACTACCCAACATTTTGTAGGTACCGTACTGGCCACGTGTATATGCGGTGAAATCTAACTCATTCATTGAAAAATAACGGACATTACAACCGGACAGCATTTTATCAATCTCTGCAATAGCAAACGGGATAGGACCGGTCAGCATTTCAACATGGCTATATTCAATGGTCTTATTCTTAAATGTGAAGGTTGCCGGTTCAGAGAGAACCACAGCCATTTGATTTCTTTCAAAATTGAGGCATAACCATGCATCGTAATGCGCATCCTGTGCATGAATTCGCAGCATATTTTCGAACTCTTCTGCGCTTGTGTAGTGGTCGAGCATAAACGGTGTGCCATGACCGCCCAGTAACCAGCTCAGATTCACATGCTCAGTACGCATGATCATCGTGAGAATATCGGTTCCCGGAGGCTCATTATTCAGCATTCGACTGGATGTCCCGCCTGAAATCCCCAAAGACTTTGCCCATGGAGTCATTTTTCTATCGGCAAGCATCCACTTCAAACGGTCTGAAAAATCACTTTTGTTGTCAGATTGCATAAGTTAATAACTAAATAGACTAATAAAATTCAATATAAGTATTTAAAAATCCAAATTTGGATCTTAATATCACTACGAACGATACGTTGTAGTGATGTTACCCCAAATACGGAGTTTTTACAGTGAAAAAGCGTAATACAAAATCCCCGAAAGTGCCTGTTACATGCAGAGTACCAGCGGAAGTACACCAAAGAGTGGCTGAGATAGCGACAAGAGATAACCGCACAATTTCACAAGTGATGGACATGTGTGTGGCGGCAGGGCTGGAAGCGGTGGAACAGCGAGTCATTCAACCAGCAGTGCAGGGCGCGTGATGGTTGTTATCAAGCTACGCCACAACAGCGAATTGGTTAAATTCAGTGGTGAAGATTTCACGTTTTTCTTTAACGGTGGTTGGGCTCATGGCACTTCGGTCGCGCTTTCAAGTAGTGACCACACAGGCGAGGAACGTTGTTCTTTGAATTTGCTGGTTGAAAAGAAAGTTGTGCTGAGCAAATCGCTTAAACCCAGTGAGTTTCGCCACATTTACGCAGTGTTAAAACCGGAGACAAACGATGAACTGAACATATTAAACAGAGCAGAAGTGAAAACCGCTGACACGGACCAGGTGCCAGCGGCAGGAACTAACAATGCAGCAATCGTATAGGAACGAAACAATGCAAAGTCAAAGGAATTATAACGCTGTTTTACATTCAGCGCACCTGTTGCTGAAAAGCAAACCGCAGGCCGCAGAGGAATTTGCTTATCACCTTGGCAAAACGGCCAACTCTGTCCGCAATGAATTAAACCCCAACCTGCCGAACCACAAACTGGGTGTTGTCGATGCACTGGAAATGATGAATGTGGCCGGCGTGTACAGCCTGCTTTATCAGATGGCAGCAGCATGCGGTTTTGCAGTGGTACCGGTGCAATATCTCAATATCAGCGACGACAGCCGTTTGCTGGACAACTTCTGTAAATGGCAGGCCGCTGTTGGCAACACCTGTCAGAGCATCTTTGAAGCCATCGAAGACGACATGATCACCCCCCACGAACTGAACAACATCACGAAGGCCGGCAACCAGAAAATGGTGCAGTGGTTCAACGTTCAGCATGCACTGGAAGCGGAGGCGAAGAAACACCATGCAAAACGCACATAGCTTTGAAAAACAAAACGTCGATGTGAATGCATCAATGACTGAAATCGGCCATATGTCACCTGCACAGGCACAGTTAATCATTCAGAAGCTGAAAGCTGAACGCCGCATCCTGTCTACACTGGCCAGTTGCTTAATCAGCCTGCATTTCAAAAAGCTGGGCGATAAGAAACAGCGCAGTCTGGAACACCTGGTTCGCATTCAGGCCAACATGGCCGGATTAGAGGTGCCGGACAATGAATGAAGATATCCCTGCAGCGTTGAAACGCAGCGGCATAAAACGCGTTTCCACTAACCGCAGTGCCGGTGAAGACATCGTGCTGAAACCCGGAGTACTGGGGTTGTTCTTCGGTGACGAACTGGCAGAAGCCCTGTTAAAGCGGCAGCAGAAAAAGGAGCGGGCACATGGCTGAAGTAAAAAGTTTCACCAAAGAAGAAGAGCGCAGCCTGTTTTCTACTCTGCGCAAATTCAAATGCATCGAAGCTGAGCGTGATCTGAACTGGATGCTGCTGATGCGTTACACCGCCCGCCGTGTGGAAACCGTTCACCTGATGGACATTCAGCATGCAATGGATGCCCTGGAAAGCGGTTATCTGGATATTGAAAGCCACATGCAAAAAGGCGGTAAAGCCGGCAATGCCAGAGGCCTGAACAAATCACAGGAAATTTATCTGGTAGAACCTGCACGTAAGGCCCTGGAAGCGCTGCTGCGCATCAACCGCAAAATGAAAGCAACCTTTGCCGGTAAGTCTGTGAACGATGAAGCACTGATTTTAAGCCGCAGACGCCAGCGTATGAGCAAACGGGCATATCAGCAGCGCATGACGTACTGGTGCAATCTGGCCGGTATTAAAAAAGCTACGCCGCACTGGTTACGGCACACATGGGCAGTTCGCCGGTTACAGAACGCCACGAACGGGGCAGCGCTGCGCGAAGTGCAGGAAGTGCTGGGCCATCGTCATATCACCACCACGCAGGTTTACACCCAGCCAAGCAGGGACGACCTGAAGCGCACCATGCAGGAAGCCTCATTATGATTTTTATCCGCAAAAGTTTTTCTCCGTTGCACAAAGCCATCAAAGAGCAGAAGCAACGTTTACTGGCCGACAAGGCCCGCCGTGAAAAAGAAGATGCTGAACGGAACAAGGCTGTAAGCAATGGATGATTTCACCACGCTGAATCAGGAGCAGCTGGCAACACTGGAATACACCATCGCCATGCTGCGTGATGAACTGAAATCACAGATTGCCAGAGAGCTGCTTTCCAGACAGTCCGATTTGTCACATTTCGGTTTGGGTTCACAGCAGTTCAGTGACCTGGTGATCACCTTAATGCCAACACTTGAACGTTTGGCGGAATATCTGATTTCGCACCTTGTGCTTGAACTGCTTGTAGATATCGCCGTCAGTCAGCCGTCACGGCCAGACCAATAAAAAAGAATTTTCAGAGGTTACAACATGCTGACGTTAGATCAGTTACGTGAACGTATTGCTTTACCAGACCTTGCCGGACGGCTGGGAATGGTGCGCTGCAGTCAGAACGGTGATGTTCAGCTGTGGCGCAGAAAGGACGCTGAGCGCCCCGAGATATCCATAAACCTGATGCACGCATTCTGGCGTGATGCCAGGGGGCAGGGCGGCGGCCATGTGCTTGACCTGGTGATGTGGGCAATGGATCAGGATTACCCTACGGCGAACCGTACCTTGCACAACATGTATTACCTGCATTATCTGCCGCTGCGTGAGGATGAAGAGGAAGATACCAGTGATACAGACAAGCTGCTGTACATTGCTAATAAAAATGCAGAGCAGGCCGGCAATGCTTATAAATATCTGAACAGTGAACGTGGTATTCCGGATCATGTGATTAAAGCCGGCATTGAAAACCGTTCACTGGGCTGGACTAACTATATCAATCCGAAAGTGGCTGCCGGTGAGCCGCACCACGGCGGCGAAGCCGTCAGTTTTAATACTTTTCATCCCCATACCAAAATGCTGGCCGCCGTTGACTACCGGTACTATGACGCCGAATTAAACGGGGGCATGAAAACCAAGTCTCTCGGACAGAAAAACGGTGTGTTCTGGATGCTGGATCCCCGTGCATTGCGTGAAGCGCAAACCGTCTATGTAGTGGAAGGGCCGCTGGATGCATTAAGCATTGAAGCTGCATTCTGGGGCAACCCTACAGTGTGCGCCATTGCGCTGCGCGGTACGCAGGTGCAGGTTAACTGGCAGTTGTTTCGTGGCAAAACCATCATGAGCTGCTACGACAAAGATGAACCCAAGGAAGATAAGCGCAACCCGAACGGCCCTTATCGTTGTTACTCTGCAGAGGCAGAATGGCGCATTCATGAAGGTTGTCTGGCGGCAGGCGTGGCATGTTTCTTTGTTGACCGCAGCGAGTGGGAATACGGGCAGGATGCTAACGATATCTGGAAAGAACACAAAAGCCGCCTGAAGTTTACCCGCAAAGAATCATGGCTCATTCCGGGTCTGGCCGGCAGAGATAACGATGACGACCAGCAGCAACGGGCAAAGCCACGTATTTATCTGCCGCATCACGATCAGCAGCAATACTGGCGCTTCCGTGTAAAGCCGGATTTTATTTCCTTCATCAAAATTTCAACTAATGATGAGGGTGAACAAAAGGAAAGCTATGAAGATGTAGCCGGCTACCGCGTGGCCGGTATCAGTAAAGTAGAGATTGCCAGTGCTGCCGCCACCATGAGCGGTGAAGATGACAATGCCCCCCGGGTGCAGTTCGTGGCGCTTATCCAGAACCCGCGCCATAAAGCAGAGCTGCAGCGCAAGGTGATGGAAGACGAGCAGCTGCACAACCTCGACACATGGCGCAAACTCGGACCCATTTTCAACGCCAAGATGTTCTCCCGAATGCTGAACATCTTTGAACGTACCATCGGCATCGGTTCTGTTAACGCTGCCAACTTCGTCGGGCTGTGTTACCTGAAGGGTAAGCCGGTTGTGAATGAAGGCAAAGACTGCTTCTTTACCGAACCAAAGCAGCAGTGCCCTTATTCAGATTTCGCCTTTCCACGTGGTATGCGCGGTCATGCGGCACAGGTCATTGAAGCGTATCAGACAACCTTCACCGATAACGCCGCAGCGCGGGCCCTAATCTGGGTAATTGGTGCTCAGTTGAAACTGTTTCTCGGATTCTGGCCACACCTGATAGTACAGGCCGGTAAATCGTCTGGTAAAACCACACTGGTAAAGCGTATTGAACGCAGTACCGGTATGAAAATGCTGTCCGGCCAGAGCATGGGTACTGAATACCGGTTAATGACCAGCGTGTCCGGTACCAGCCATCCTATCGGCTGGGAAGAGCTGTCGGCCCGTAAAGCTGAAATTATCCACCGTGCAGTGAGTCTGCTGCAGGAATCATACAACTACACCGAAACCACACGGGGCAGTGCGCAAACACCGTTCCTGATTGCAGCGCCTGTACTGCTGGCCGGTGAGGATGTGCCCGTAGAATCACTGACCGGTAAAACAGTGCGTACAGACCTGAGCAACCGCAAAGGGCCGCTGATGCCCGAGAACCTGCCCAAGTTTCCTATGTACGAATGGATGCAATGGCTGGCGCAGCTTAACAAGGCTACCGTCCAGCAGGTGTTCTCTGTATGTCTGGAGAAATGCAAAGTGTACTGCCGTTCCCGCGACAACGACCGCGGGGCAGAGCGCATGGTAAACAACTACGCAGCGCTGATGACTGCATGGCGGCTGGCCCGCAGTTTTGCCGGCATCGAAGACTTCACTGAAGAATTCGAACGTGACCTGATCACCGAAATGAACGCCCATATTGCAGACACCAACAACGACCGCGACCCGTGGATATGGATTGTTGAAATCATCATGGATGAAATCGCTGCAGGCCGTTACCCGTTCCCGTATTGCTTCGAAAAACAGACCGACTTTTCCAGTAACGATGCTGACTTCCTGTGCATCCGTGTGCCGCAGATGATGGCGCACCTGTCCACCTCAGTGGCCCTGCGGGAGAAGTACAACAACATGCCGGTTAAAACCCCGCGTGTGCTTAAGCAGCAGCTGGAGCAGGCTGGCTGCATTGAAGCAGACGGCAAGGTACGGGGAATCGATGGCAGACGCGTTGCCAACATGCAGCGCCTCGACCTCAAAAAGCTGGAGCAGTACGGGATCACCGTTACCGTTCCTGAAAACACACGTGCAGAGAGAAGTGAATTGCTATGAACGCCACGTATTTCAACAAAACCTATCCAGTGGGCACACAGTTCCGGTACTACCCGGTGAAGGGCAATTACACCTTCGTCATTGTGCGCACCACATCACAAGCATGGGATATCCCGAGTAGCCGCCATGCCGTTGTAAAAGTATCCGGACGCAGCGGGGGTGTCTGCGTCTCTCACCTAAAACAGGAATGACACAATGAAAGATTTAGCGCGAGCAAAGCCACCGTACATGGACCTGATTAATTTTGTGGTGTACTTCAGGTCAGCTAGTAACGAATTATTAGCTCATTATCTCGGTGTTCCTGAAACAGAAGTGGCTCATGTCATAGATAGTTATGAGGAACCTAAGGTTGTAATCAAAAATGAAGAAGGTAATTGGACTTTCGATATCAATGTTCTTAATCAAGAAACTGAATTTTCGGAAGGCCTGCGGCCGCTATGGGTAAATAGTAGTGCCCTGATACAGGATTTTCCATTTACCTACCAAGCTGCTTTAGCTGCAAATCGTGCGCACTCGTCTGCGATAAATAAGTTCCCATTGTGGCCTCAAAACCCCTTTCAGGCGCTCGCAATAGTGGGTGAGGAATTCGGTGAACTTCAGAAAGCGGTACTCCAATACAGTGCGGAACCTGAAAAGGGAGTCACTTTAGAAGACATTGAAATTGAAGCGGGCCAGTTAATGGCCATGACGTTACGATTCTTCAATGGTTTGGCTTCATATCGTTATCAGAATTCAGATGGTACTTCTGAATTAGATAACGCCGCGAAAATTGAAAAGTATCTGTCGGAGAGTAAATAGCATGCTCGCATTCTTACCCAACTTCGGAAAAATGCCGGTACCGGCAGAAAAGAACGTTAGCGTTATTTTAAATAACGAAGCGTTTCATGAAGGCCCGGCCAGTGATTTTGACTGGTCAGGCGAAAAACCTACCTCTGTACAAGGCTGGCGCGAAATGATGCCTGGCGAAACGCTGCACAGCGAACACCGCCTGGCGCATCGTCGTGGTAACCATAAGCTGGTAAAGCATCCGGGAGTCAACGCATGAACGCACTCATTGGATTATTTGGCCTGCTGATTGTTACCAGCGTCGACTTTGAACAGGCGCCGCTTTATGCCTTCATCATCCTGCTTTTATTCGTGCTGCTGGTAATTGAACGCAGAGCCCGCCGGAACGAATGCAGCAAACTTTGGAGGGAAGTACACCGTGGCAACTAAAGGTGTTAATTCCGTGACCCTCGTGGGCAACTTAGGTTCAGACCCGCAACTGCGTTACACACAACGCAACGTGGCCGTGTGCAATATCTCACTGGCCACTTCAGAAGTGTACAAAGACCAGAATGGCAAGAAGGTTGAGGAAACCGAATGGCACAAAGTGGTGGTGTGGGGAAAAAAAGCTGAAGTCGTAGCCCAGTTCCGTGCCAGCGGCGATCAACTCTATGTGCGCGGTAAGAACAAAACCCGCAAATGGACCGACGAAAACGGACAAGATCACTACGTGACCGAAGTTATCGTTGACCAAAACGGAGACATTCAACTGCTCGGTGGCAAAAACCCACAGAGCGTGTAACTAACGCCCGCGGACCAGGCGGGCTTAATTAAACAAAACAAGGAACTAACAATGACAGACTATAACCCTTTTCGCCTGGTAGGTTCATTACGTAGCCATACCACCAGTTCGTCTAACACCATGCCTAAACGGGACAAGGCTGACCGCGAGAAAGCCCTGAAAACCCGTCATGACATCGAAGATTACCGGTTGGCTAAGGAGTGCGGTATCAGCCTCGAGGAGCTGCGCTCATGAGCTCTGAAAAAACCACCGTCAATGTGAGCATAGAACTGTGTATAGGCCTGTATGGCGTATGCATTATCGGCCTGCTGGGTGACGAGTACGACTGGGTAGATCAGGACATACTGAACTGGGACCCTGAAAACTGGCTCGACCGCCTGCCAGAACACCCACAGCCTGTTCAAGGTGTTTACACCATCGATGCCAGTGTGGCTTACCTGGAAGATATTGATGAATGCGAATATGAAATTGTTGCAACCAGCTGGGATGGAATCGAAACCGCCAGCGCCGGTGAAGAAAGCCTGTGTACAGCAGAATCGCGGGTTGCGTAACAACGAAATTGATATTGCGCTGGAAGTGCTTTGCCGGTTGGCGAAGCCCGGCCAGTGTCTGAATACACGTGAAATCGCAGAAGTATGCGGCTGCTCGCAAGTGACCATTTCACAAATTATGCGCGAAGCATTAAAGAAAGCCCGCATCCGGGCAGAACGACTGCAGCTGCGCGATTACTTGGAGTGAGGATGCTGTTTATGACATTAGATTGCCCAACATGTAACGAATTAACCGACTTTACCTTTGTGGGTGAGGACCCGAACACCGGCGCAGAACTTTACGAGTGCATGGTGTGTGAAGAACGTGTCGAACTGCATGGACCTGAGCAGTTCGACACGATGATTAATCAGTAACAACTAACAGGAACTACCAATGACCGAACCAACAGCAAAATTTAAGACCATTATCGAGTTTCACGGCATGCTTCTTACCGTGATCACCTATGAAAATACAGATTATATTCCGCTAAAACCAATAGTAGAAATGCTAGGCCTGCAGTGGAAATCGGCCAGAGAAGCAGCCATTTCTGGCGATAATCGCGAATTGTATGGCTGTTGCGAGTTAAAAGAGCCAGTTTTTAATAGTTTCGACACCCTTAAGGGTGCGAAAAACACGATGTTCATTCTGCTTGAATCGTGTGAGATGTATCTTGCGAGAGTAAACACTACCAGAGTTCGTGCTAACGGTAACGAAACTGTGGCTGATAACTTGCTGGCCCTGCAGAAAGAATGGCGCAAGGCACTGCACGACTACGAAACCAAGGGTATTGCTTTCAAAGCGAGCAAAGGCAGTGACCTGGTCAAGCTGGATAAAATCAAAGACCCTCACATCAGAGCCGAATATGCGCGAGACATCAACGAACGCTATGGAATGAATATTCCCATTGGCCGCCAGACCGTTATGGATGTGTGAGGGAATATCTATGTCAGACGAACTAAATACAACACTAACCGTCCACGGCTACCATCCGCAGCACGGTGCACTGGTCTCTGCCGCCGAAGTTGAAAAGCTGATGGAGCCGATCATTACTGAGACATCCAGCCTTAAGGATTCATTTCTCGAACAACTGGAGTTCACTAAAAGCATGGGCGAGAAAGTCAAGGCTATGCAACAGGAATTGGGCCGACTTGAAGGTGAGAATAAACGCAGCAATGAGCTACTAAGTGAATGCTGGAATATGGTGGGGAATGATATTGATTTCGAGCACGGAGGATTCTCAACAATCTGCGAACATGTTAATGCGCAGCGTGAAGCCCTGGCAGCAGCAGAGCAGCGTGTGAAGGAGTTGGAGAAAGCCTGCTTAAACCCAAAGGTTACAGACTTGATCAGATGCGGGATAGGCGGGAATTATGGCGGCGACTGTTACGACAAGGCGATAGCTGAAATTTATGAACCCGTGATCCAACTCCGCGCAAAGGTAGGTGAATAATGTTCAAATTCACATGCGAGATATGCAACAAGCAGGTAAAGCGGGGTAGAAAGTTCGATTGCAATATGTTCGAAATGGATAGCGATAGCACTGGGAACGGTCATATTTGCTTTGATGAAATCTGCTTTAGTTGCGCTAAGAAAATCGAGAATAAAATCGAAACGATGAGACGTAAAGGACGGATTGTCAATGAATGAAACTAAGTGGTTAATTCTCCTCGGTGTGGTGATATTTGCATCTTGGGATCTCTATACTGTGCCTGAAGGAAACCTCACAATTGGTAACTGGGCGGCGGTATTTATTGTGCTTGGCGTGGTAACGTGGTTGTTAGCTATTACAGCCGTGAGTTGGAAGGTAACCACAGTCATCATGGGATTTGTTTTCAGTAAGCGGAAGGGCAAGTGATGGATATTCAACGATTGCGTAATTTAACTACCGGCATTCTTCACACAGACATTGGACATGTCTATGAAGATATTGAGGCTGTCACCGGTAAAAATGGCTTGATGACTCACATGATACCGAACATGTTGAAGGCTATAGAGCCCTGGCTAAAAGAAAATGTTACAGATGAACGTTACTGGAACAAAGTTTTCGATACTGAGCATCAGGGCGAATACTCGTTACCTCAGCCCTCTGAAAGTGAACGTGATTTAATGATTCAGCGGTTTCAGGCCATGCCGGATCCGTTATTAAGTCAATTTACGTAACCAATACCTATCATTGAAACCCTGGGAACGAAAAACTGATTCGCTCCAAACTCCCAGCCCGCTGAAGCGGGCTTTTTGTTGCGCTCTCTACTTTATAGAATTATTGTTAACGGGAATTTTATGGAGTAGAGCTTTATGGATGAAAAAATAAAACAGGAAGTCAGGCGTAATGAAGAAATCTTAGATAAGGACACTATTCATTATCCTGAAGTTGCAGTTGCCACAGGATGGCTGGCGTTAATTATATGTTGGACTGTCTCTTTTTTTGCTTTGCCGGATAATCCGTTTATCGGAGATCACGAGTTTGTAATGTACCTTGGAGCCATCCAATGGTTTGTAACTGGAATATTTGTTTCCGTGGTTCTCGCAGGATTAGGGAAAATTGTCACTGCAATTAATTTAGCTAAATAAATGAAAAGGAATTCATAATGAAATCAGTCTGTATAATTTTTCTCTCCCTCGTAATTTTTGCGTGTGCCTCTTCTGGTACCAAAGTTGACCAGAATTATGTGAGTCAAATAGAAAAGGGTGTCACTACTGAAGCTGATGTTGTTGCAAGGCTCGGTCAGCCCATGGGCGTGGCGTTAAGTTCTAACGGAGAAAAGATTTTAACGTACATGCATGTGTCGTCGCATGCTACGCCCGAAAGCTTTATTCCTATCGCAGGTATATTTATTGGCGGAGCCAAATCTGAAGCGACAATATTCACTGTAACCATTAATAAAGAAACTGGAATTGTCAAAGATTGGAACTATTCTCAGAGCAATAACACTGTAAAAACTGGATTGGCCAACAGAGACTGACAGCCGGCTTTTATATTTTAGTGTAAACAGCCTCATATTTAATAAACCAAGCCCCTCAATTGAGGGGCTTTTCTTATTTCACGTAAGGTGAAACTATCTGTTCGCACTGGTCAATTAAGCAGTGCAACCCCAGCGAGTGGTCTGCGCCGGTTTCTTCCATCATGATCAACATGGCACGAATAGAAGCCAGAAGTGCTGCAACGGTGATTATATCCTTATTCATAACTACTCCATTTATTATTAGATAACGGCATCCACCGGAGTCCATATTATCAGCAGTTCATCGGGTAATATGTGAATCCAAATCCACATTCAATAATAAATAGTTATATGTGGGCGAACTAATGTTTATTTTTTAGTTACTTGCCCGACCAGGTACTTGGTAAAGGTGTTCATAGTTTCATAGCGCACTTTACCTTTGCACACTAAACACCAGTTCCTCACCGTCTTCCATTTCAATCCGTCGATGGCCGACTGCTTGTTGTTCTCTATTGCAACTACCGTTTCCCTGCTTAAGCAAACTGCATCGGCGATCTGCTGCTGGGTAAAGCCAGCTTCGAGACGCAGTTTACGTAGCTGCCTGCCATCAAATGAAGGTGGAAGGCTTAACATGTCATCCTCTGAAGAAGGGCTCATTGCCCGTGCGTTTGTACTGCGAATACTAGCAGGCCGTTCAATATGGGGGCGTATATGCCTTTTCAGAATGCCGGGGTCGGAGGTAAATGTTTTTGACATCAGACATTTTCAGTAATTTATCAGTTATTTTTGCTGCAAATTATTGTTATACGGTTTGTTTTTGGTTATTTCGCTTTTTATTTGTGTCAATTTTGGTGTTTGGTTTGTCAAATTTCATGTCAATTTTGTCCATTTTCGGTTTTTGCGGTTTCCGGCCCTTTTATTCCTTTTTATTATTTTTCTTTAAGAAAGAATTAGTTAGAGAGAGATCTAAAAAATACAGAAAAAGGGGGAATGTCCATTTTCATTTTGGCAACTGGTCTGAGTTGTCCAAAATGAAAATCGAAATTTCGCGTTTTTGGACAAAGTTGGACATGCACAATCCCTTTACTTATGCGGGCTGCAGGGGTAAAAGAGGGTAAATGTCCAAAATAAAGCGGGAAATGCCCCCCTGGGATCTTTTTTATGAAAACGCTGGTTAAAGATTGGCTGCAGTTCAAACTGATGAACGAAGGTAAGTCTGCAGAGACGACAAAAAAGTACGAATATTACCTCTCTCTGCTGGAAGAGTTCTGTGAAGTCACCGGAGCCAACCCGCTGGCCATCACTATCCGGCAGCTGGAGATGTTCGTAGGCCACTTCCTGCATAATAAGAACCTGAAGCCCAGCTCACGGCGAACCGCTGTGGCCGCAGTAAAAGGTTTCTACAAATGGCTGCATAAAGATGAGCACATTACGCAGGATCCCGCATGCAATCTTCCTTACCCGACTTCTGATAAGAAAATCCCTGTGGCCATGGGCCTGAAGAACTTCGAGAAGCTGCTGCAGCAGTGCGACCTTGATACATTCTTAGGTGTGCGTGATGCCGCAATCATCGCCCTGCTTGGCGGCTGTGGATTCCGTGTAGCCGGTATTTCGGGCCTGAATCAAAGCAACATCGTGAAATATGACTATCTGGATACAGAGCGCCTGGCTATCCGGGTGTTTGAGAAAGGTAAAAAGGAACGGATGGTACCGGTGCCCCTTGAAGCCCAGATATATCTGCGCGTTTATATTGGCCATCCGGAATTAAAAGACATCAACCGGACACTGGCCAATGGTGATCAGGTGCTGTTCGTCAGTGTGCAGAACCGTAAAGTAAATGAATGGGATTATTACGGTGAGAACCGTCGCATGGGCATCCGCTCTATTCAGAAGATGATAGAGCAGCGTGGTGAAAAGGCTGGTGTGCCTGCCAATCAGTGCCATCCTCACGCCCTGCGGCATCTTACCGGTACTGAGTATGCAGAAGATGACCTCGATCTGATTACCCGGCAGATGCTGCTTGGCCACACAGACCCGAACGCTACCGCTATTTACACACAGATGGCCATGCGCAAGCTGACTGAGCAGATTGATAAAGCCAACCCGCTTGGAAAGGTGAGTTCAGCAGCCGGAGCCCTGATATCACAGCTGCGCTAATAGCGTGATATCTCCGGAAAGATGTCTATTCAGGCATTATTTGAATCGTGGAAAACAAATAGTCTGTACCGCCTATGTTCAATATATCTATGTTTAAAGGGGTGCGTAGCAGCCCCTGAAACTCACCTTTAAAACGGACAATAGCATACAGGTTCGTGGAACTCAGTATTGCGCCTTATATACAAATAGCGCAACAACTCAAAGCGACACACAAGTAATACAGTACCCACAGAGCAGCTTATTTAATAAATAGCGCAATAAAATATAAAAATATTCATCTATCTCATTGCTACTGTTCAAATAAAGCACACAGTATGGTTATCCTTTAGTATGATTAGAGGGGTGGGGGCTCGGCAGACAGCTATTGCACCATCAGCAGGATAGGGTGGGTACCAGCATATCTGCACAGGTTTCAAACTCGCTATTTAGGCAAACACTATGACTAAAAAACTGTGCCCCAGCCATGAACTGAAAATGGCTGAACTTGAACAGTTAAATCTGCCCAAATTGTGGCGGGATATCGCCAAAGCGACCGGACCAGACATATTTTTGAAAATCTGGCGTATTGTCAGCGCCCCTGAATATCAATGGAAAGCCAATTCCATTTACGTACCTTCCATAAACCGTTACTACGAGTTTCAGCGCATCCAGATAACCAAAACCCTGCTGATGCAGAAAAAATCGAAACATGATGTCGTTAAGGCTCTAAATACGCACGGAATTAAAACTTCTTTAAGCACAGTCGAGCGTATTGCGAAAAAGCACAATTTAAAGTTTCCTGACTCTGATGAAATTGAAATAGATGAAGTATCAGGCACTAATTACCAGATGAGTTTGTTTTAGAGAAAAGCATCCCATGCGTGACTTTAATTTCACTTTAATTTTTATCACGGCAATTTTGTCAGTTGAAGGTTTATACCTCAAACGCAAAATAGTAAGCAGAAGGGTCTTGTATGCATGAATCAAAACATTGCTGTGAAGAGTATGGCGTGGATGTAACGACTATTGAGGATGAAAGTTCGGGACATAAAGTCCGTTTATGCCCGAAGTGTGGAACAAAAACGAAACAACCATTCAGATACACGGATTATCGAAAAGAGCTGTTTACCATCTTCACCAGAGGGCATAGACAATGATTGAATTAAAGGCGTGCGGATGGTGTGGCTCACCGGCACATAAATACTTTAGTCATTTACACGAAAACAGAGTTACTTGCTCAAACAAAGAGTGTGCTGTTAGAGGGATTTCTTTTACCAGAGATAAATGGCAAGCAGAGCGCCCCGCAGAAGCCAAAATCAAGGCTAAGGGGGTTCGGGAGGCGATAGAAGCCGCCTACAGTGACAATGTTGCAGATACAAAAGGTGAATACTACGTCATTAGCTATTTTGAGGGATACGCCAACAAACTGGAGAAAGGCGATGTTTGAACATTTGTCAGATAAATTAAGGCTTATTCTCGCCATAATCATTGCGGTATCCTCGCTTTCGGTGGGAGTTAAGTATTTGTATGACGCTTTACAGTGCGATGGTACGGCAGTTCGCGGGGCTGTCTGGGTTGAATGTGTGGAGAATAAAAAGTGAAATATCTAATTGTCATTTCTATTCTGTTAGTCGCGTTCAGTTTGGTTGAAGCGCTGTATTACGCTTTTAAGCCTCATAGTGATGTCAAGCGACATGATTGAAATTATCCTGTACGAATCGTTCCCGCTAAACGAAATCCCATTTCTGATTGTCAGCGCTAAAACTGGTGTCTCGTATGAGAACCAAGTGGGCGGGCATTCCTGTGCCCATGTTAGCTATGAGGGTTTTCTTGTGCCCTTTGCTGATATTGCACCAAGATTTGATGATTGCGAATTGGGTTGTGGTGATATAAATCCTGATAACCCTGGGACGCAGAGGTTCGCGGCAAACCAGATCGCAAAGGCTATTTTGGATTACAACGACAGCGGCGACTGGAAGCTGAAATTTGATTTTGATTACTCGCGGTTATCAGAATTGAAAGAGGACTGGTGGCCGGTTGTCATCACCGGCACTATTGGTAATACCCGTTTCGATAAGCATCCGGCAATTTATACAAGGATGCAGAATTGTGACTGAATTAATGGTTAGTGATGAGTTTATCAGGGATTACATAACTTATAATGCGGAAGTAATTATTTACCAGCAGGGGAAATGTGTATTGCTAATTGATGGCAGGTATTACTGCGGAAGTTCTGCAGAACGCTGCATTTCAATGTATGACGACTGGCTTTACAGAAATGAATGTTATTTCTTACCTGTGGTCATTGGTGGTATTCCCTTGCCAGTGCTTTCTGAAAACGCGGTATTTTATGCAATAGCTTCAGTTTTACTTATTTTTGTTACGACAATGGCATATATGACATGGGGATTTTTCTTTCGCTGAACTAAATTCCCTGCCCCTGATAATCCCAGCGTTCAACCTCTTCCGGCCGTGCATACTTCAGCGCCCAGTGGTCGTGGATTTCAAACACACCGTTGCGGAATACACCGCGACAGAAAATAACCGGTGACTTCAAATAGAATATCACCTGGGTTTCTTCCTCTGGTAAACAAAAATCACTATCCTCTGTCATAGGAACTCTCAGGAACTATAAAAATGACCACTTGTGTAATATACGCCCGTGTCTCTACGGTCAAGCAGGCGGAAAAAGAACTTCCCGTACAAAGCCAAATCGACAAATGTAAAAAACACGCAGTCTCACTGGGTGCCGACATTAAGAAAGTTTTCACGGATGAAGGTATTTCCGGCACCTCTGATAACCGTCCAGCTTTCCAGCAGGCAATTACTTACTGTGAAAACTTCGATGTGGATTACTTTATCTGCTGGAGTACATCCCGTTTTGCCCGTAACGCACTTGAAGCAAAGCTCAACAAGCGACGATTAGCAAACAGTAATACGAAGATAGCCTATGTGTCACAAAACATCGATGAGGGCGATTCTGGCTTCATTTACGAAGGTATTCTGGAACTGTTTGACGAATATTATTCCCGTCAGGTGTCGCAGGACACAAAACGCTCAATGATAGCCAATGCCCAGAAAGGGTACTTTAACGGCGGCTTTGTCACATTCGGGTACCAGCAGGAACCTGTGGCCGGCCAGAAAAAGAAAACCAGACTAATTCCCAATCCATTAGAAACGGGTACGGTAAACCGGATATTCGAATTGAAGCTGGCCAGCTACGGTGGAAAACAGATTGCCGAACTGATGAATGCTGAAGGGCGCCTGAATCGTGGTAAGAAATGGAACAAAACAACCATACTGGAGCTGCTGCGCAATGAAAGGGTAGTGGGTAAGGTGGCATTCGGTAAAAAAGGCCGTAACGGGTCACTGCCGCGCTCAGAATGGATTGTCGTGGATAGCCATGAACCGATCGTAAGCACTGAAACATTCGATGCTGTCCAGACGATGATGGACAAGCAAACAAACACTGCCGTTCGTGAAGAGGGTTCCGCAAAGAGCACCAGGTTCTTTACCGGTATCCTTAAATGCGGCAAGTGTGGTCAGTCAATGAAAATTGAACGGGCCAAAGGTGCAACCAAAGTTTATTACTACTACAACTGTGGTACTAAAAAGGCCGGACTGGGCTGTGAGAACAGGAGAATCAATTCAGCAATATTCGACCCCTGGATGGTAGACGTTATTTGCTCTGAAGTGCTTACAGAGCGAAATCTGAAAGACTTACTACTGCAGTTGAACGATTTATGTGGATCCTGGGCAAAGAAAAAACGTGAACGGTGCACCGATTTGATTCAGCAAATCAGAGAAATGGAAAGACGTAACTCGCGTTTGTACGAAATGCTGGAAGATGCATCAGGAGTTTATAACCTGCAGGATTTAGCACCGCGTCTTCGCTCAAATAACGAAGCAATCAGAAAATTGAATACTGAACTGGCAATTGCTGAAACGGAAAAACCACCAACACTGGAAATCACAGAAAGAGATCTGTCTGAATTGAGTGAACTGCTGGTAGATATAATTAAAACGAGTAGCAATCCGGGAAAGGTGAGGGAGTTTTTCAAAACGTTCCTACACTCAGTAGAAGTGCAAGATGATGAAATTAAAGTGAAATATCGACCTGAAGCCTTACTCTCTGCGCATTCTGGAATAGTTCCCAGTAGAGAAGAGTGGCTCCCCCTCCCCGACTCGAACGGGGGACCTGCGGATTAA